CACCAAGAAGTTCATAGCAATAGGTGATACCAAGAATGATGTTCAACTGTTCGGTCAATCTTTATTCCAACAAGGAGCAAAGAAGCTAGTCATAACCGAAGGAGAGTTAGATGCTATGTCTGTACAACAGATGTATTCTAACAAGAACAATGAGTATCCTGTTGTATCTATAACTAACGGTGTAGGCGGTGCTAAGAAACAAATCGCAGCTAACTTAGATTGGATTAACTCTTTCGAAGAAGTAATCTTTATGTTCGATGCAGATGAAGTAGGTAAGAACGCTGCTTCTGAATGTGCTAAGCTAGTTAGAACAGGTAAGGCTAGGATAGCTAACCTAGGTAGACACGGTAAAGACGCATCAGACTATCTAGTAGGTCAACACCTAAGAGAGTTAGATGATTCTGTATGGAGAGCAGAGGTATATAGCCCTGCAGGTATTATTAACAGTGCATCTACATGGGATGAGTTTAGTAGAGACATGAGAGAAGACAGCGTGTTATATCCTGATTGCTTTTGTGCTGTAAACGACTTAACATATGGTCGTAGAACAGGTGAGCTAACTATCTTTACTGCTGGTACAGGTACAGGTAAATCAAGCTTCATTAAAGAAGACATATATCACTTACTAACTACTACCAAGCATCAAGTAGGTGTTGTATCTCTAGAAGAATCAGTTAAAGAAACTCTAGACGGGATAATAGGTCTACACCTAAACAAACGAATTAACCTACCAGACACCCCCTTCGATAGGAAAGGTAAGGAAGGCAAAGACGCTTGGGAAGCTGTAGCAGGTACAGGTAGATTCACATTACTAGACCACCAAGGTAGTTTAGCTGATAACAGCTTAATGGATAAGATAGAATACTTAGCAGCAACAGGCTGTAAGTTTATATACTTAGACCACATTACTATTGCAGTCAGTGAGATTGATGGTGATATTAATAGAGGTATGGATCGAGTCATGTCAGACTTACTTAAGTTATGTAAGAAGTTTGATGTATGGGTTGGCGTAGTATCTCATTTAAGAAAGACAGGCATAGGCTCTATCTCTTACGAGGAAGGCGCTGATGTTACAGAAGATAGCCTTAAAGGTTCTGGCTCACTTAAGCAGATAGCCTTTCAGATTATAGCTTTTTCTAGAAATAAATACGCTGAAACAGAAGATGAAAGAAACCAAGTTAAACTTAGTGTATTAAAGAATAGATTCACTGGCAAGACAGGTTATGCAGGCTCTGCTAAGTACAATGACTTAACAGGTAGATTACATAACGTTAAGATGAGAGCAGATGAGTTTACAGTGGAGGAGTTATGAGTAGAACAAAAATCATATACGAGTTAGACGATGGTAGAGTACTAACAATGAATGAACTAATAGAAGTAACAGGTATAAGTAGAAAAACGTTATGGGTAAGATTACAGACAACTAAAGACATTGATGAGTTATCTGCACCCACCCCTAACATGATACAAAACAGAGGACATAGAAATTATTTTGAGGATACCTATAAAGATGTATCCCCTGAATTAAGAAAGCTTTTGTTTGGTAAGTGGAGTACATAATAATAATAATATAAGGAGGAAGACATGAAGTACGTATTCGATGTAGAAGCAAATGGATTACTCAATGAAGCAACTAAGATATGGTGCATCACATTATATAGCTTAGATAAGAGTAAGACAATAACATTTACAGATGAGCTAGATGATTATCGTTCTATTGAAGAGGCATTAAAGATAATGTCTAAGGCTGAACAGCTTATAGGACACAACATCTATGCTTATGATTTACCTTTACTAGAAAAATTAAAAGGCTTTAAGTTTACAGGTAAAGTTTTAGATACCCTACTCTTATCACAGCTACTTAACTTTGAAAGAGGTGGTCATGGACTAGCCCAATGGGGAGAGAGGTTTGGTGTACCTAAGCCTAAGCAAGAGCAATGGGAGTTCTTTGAGAAGGCAATGCTTAATCGTTGTCAACAAGATGTTGAGATAAACAAGAGAGTCTATGTAAGACTTAGACAAGAGTATGTAGCAGCTAAGATACCTGCTAGTGTTGTTCATACAGAGTTTGAAGTAGCTAGGATTAGTGCTGAACAAGTAAAGAACGGCTGGCTAATGGACATACCCTTAGCTAATAAACAACTAGAATATCTTAACGGAGAGTTAGAGGCATTAACTAATAAGATAGACCCTTTACTACCTCTAGCATTAAAGCGTTTGGATCCGATAGGTAAGGTTGTAACACCTAAATACACTAAGAAAGGAGAGTTACACTCTCATTTAAAGAAGTACTGGGAAGGTTATGACTTCGGTTATATGAATAGAGAAGGTAAGTTAGGTGGCTCTTACTCACGTATTAAATTCATTCATATAGAGATGACGCAACATGCACTCATAAAAGACTTTCTACTAAGACAAGGCTGGAAGCCTACCACCTGGAATAGTAAGAAAGAAGGTAATAAGGTAATAAGAACCTCACCTAAATTAACTGAAGATAGCTTTGACTCTATTAAAGGAGATATAGGAAAGAACTTAGCACTACACATGGTATACAGTCATAGAAGAAACGCACTCAAGTCTGTTAAGGGTAAGACAGGTTGGTTAAACACTGTTCGAGACGATAACAGATTAGAATGTATACCAATGACATTAGGCGCTGCAACAGGTCGTATGCGACACCGTAACTTAGTTAACGTACCCTCTGTTAATGCAACGTTCGGTAAAGAGCTAAGACAACTGTTCATAGCACCACCAGACATGGTACTAGTAGGCTGTGACTTAGCCTCAGCACAATTAAGATTACTGGCTGCAGCTATGGGTGATGAAGATTACAACAAGACTGTTGTTGATGGTACAGAAGCCGAAGGCACTGACATACACTCTGTTAATGCACGGATAGCAGGGCTAGCTAATAGAAAACTAGCTAAGACATTTATATACGGTTTCTTATTCGGAGCCGGTGACGTAAAAACTGCTGGAGACTTAGGCATAGGTACTAAGGCAGCCAAAGAACTCAAGGCTAAATTCCTTAGAGGACTACCTGCTCTTGGTAACTTAAAAGATAAGTTAGAAAACCAATTCGAAAGAAGTGGTGGAAGACATATTGTAGCACAAGACGGTAGAAAGATATTAGTAAACAGTAAACACAAAGTACTTAACTACCTACTACAAGGTAACGAAGCTATCCTAACAAAGAACTGGATGGTGATAGCAGATAAAAGAATAAGAGAAGAAAAGATCGATTGTAAGTTGTTAACAGTTATGCATGACGAACAAAACTTTGAATGTAATCCCCTTCAAGCAGAAAAACTAGCTATAATCTTAGAAGAGTCTGCAACAGAAGCAGGCAAACTATTAGGCTTTCACTGTAGAATGGACGGGTCTAGTAAGATAGGAAAGACTTGGTTAGACATTCATTAGGAGAGTACATGTTAGCAAGAGAGATAGCAAGACATTATAGAGATGTGTTGCAAGATGAAAGAATAGATATAAATATAAGAGAAGATAAATCAATACAACCCGGAGAATTATTTTTAGCCGGATGGTGTGACGGAGCTGACATAGATTTTCCAATTGAGATATCATTCATAGTAAACAATCAAGAAGATGAGTTAGATTTTGATACTAGTTCTTTATCATCTATACATAGAGAGTTCTGTTATACACTTAATCACGAACTCGTTCATCTAGAACAATTCATAGACCATAATGAATATGACGAAGAAGAAGCATACGAAAGAGAAACATCTTTCGATTTGATTCCCGATAAACTTGTCTTATCCCCTTACCGTAATGAAATAAACAGGAGTTAGTATGAAAATAATATATACAGACGAAGAGCTACCACAAGGTAGTGAAGAATGGTTAAAGATTAGAAGAGATTATGGTACTGCTAGTGAGTCAGCATCAGCTTGTGAGGTATCTCCATGGAGTCCTAAGAATAGATACGAGCTATATCAGTTAAAGACAGGTGATTTAAAAATTAAAACAAATTTTGCTATGCAACATGGTAATCACTACGAACAAGAAGCAAGAGAAGCCTATCAACATGACAGCAACAAGCTATATGAGCCTTGTTGTATTGTAAATGAAATAGAAGGCATGCCCTTGATGGCATCATTAGACGGAAAAGAAGTCTTATCAGGTAATTCTATCTTAGAAATCAAGTGCCCCCTCAAAGGTAATGAGTCTCCTCTATGGAACACTGTTTTAATGGGCGAAGACTTACCCATACAGTATCAATTACAGATGACTCAACAAATGTTATTAGCTGAAGTAAAAGTATGCCACTTCTGGGTATACTGTGCACACACTAAGCAAGGACAGTACAGAGAGTTTAAGCTAGGTAAACAACTAACTAAACAGGTACTAGAGGGTTGGAAAGAATACTTCAAAGGAATACCGGAGCCTGCTATTACAGACATTGTAGTAGAAGACTCTGAAGAATGGAACCTTGCTGCTTTCGATTGGATCGAAGCAAAAGAGAGCGCAGACAAGGCTACTTATTTACTTAAGGGGGCGAGGGAAGCACTCATAGAGATGGCTGACGGACAATCCCGTAGAGGTAATGGTGCACTAGTTAAGATAAACGAGAAAGGAACAGCTAGTGTCCGTAAGTGTTAGTCACTGGACAGGGATAGCACCCGACCCAGCAAACAATATGGGCTTTGTCTATATGATAGTGTGTCATACTACTGGTAAAAAATATATTGGTAGGAAGACATTCTGGAAGATGGCACCGCCTAAAAAACGATCTCTAAGTAACCCTATTAGAGATAAAGGTTCTGACAAGTGGCGTGAAGACTGCTGGTTAGAATCGGATTGGAAGAAGTACACAGGGTCGTCTAAAGGTTTTAATGAACATATATCTGAACAAGGAATAGATAACTTTGTGTTTTGTATAATGGAGCAGTACAAGAGTAGCGCATCCATACATTACGCTGAAGCCAGACTCCTTATGGATAAACGAGCATTAGAATCAGATGAATACTATAACAAGAATATAGGTGCAGTTAAGTTTGTACCTCCACAAGAAGTTAGGAGAACTTTAAATGAAAAATACAGGGATATTACCCAATGATTATCAAAACTTTATAGCACTTAGTAGGTACGCAAGATGGCTGCCTGAAAAGAATCGTAGAGAGACGTGGAAAGAAACAGTTAAACGTTATTTTGATTTCATGGAAGAACATTTAGCAGAAAATAATAATCACGAGCTAGACCCTAAGACTAGAAAGATATTAGAGGCAGCCGTATTCAATCTAGACGTAATGCCAAGCATGAGAGCACTAATGACAGCAGGAAAGGCTTTAAAGCTTAACCATATAGCTGGTTACAACTGCGCTTATCTATCTGTTGACCACCCAAAAGCGTTTGATGAATGTCTATACATTCTAATGAACGGTACTGGCGTAGGCTTCAGCGTAGAAGAAGAACAAGTAAAGAAACTACCTGAAGTACCTATGGAGATACTAGATGTTGCTGATACTATCGTTGTACTAGATAGTAAGGAAGGCTGGCAATCAGGATACAGGAAATTAATCACCGCCCTCTTTAATGGAGAGGTACCGCAATGGGATATGTCTAATGTAAGAAAGAAAGGAGCACGGCTAGAAACCTTTGGTGGTAGAGCTAGTGGACCTGAACCTCTCATAGACCTATTCCAATTTACAGTCAATATATTTAAGGAAGCAGCAGGCGG